TCACTGTCCGCCGACAACCGGGACGATAGCTATTTTCCGGTTGTAGCGCGCAGTCTGTTCAACATTTTTATGCCCTGATATCGCCTGCTTCTCATAAATGTTCCCTTGCAAATCTGAGATTCCTTTAGCCTTCAGATCATGGAAAGTGAAGTCGAAGCAGAGGTGAGGGTATTTCAAACGAGCTTCTTCTTTGGCCTTTCTCCATCGACTGTTGAAACCGTCTCTTGTGTATTTATGTCCCGACGCCTGGTGCAGTACATAGAGGCTGCTCATTCCAGCGTTTAGTGGGAGGGCTTTAGCCAAATCTATAGCGGCAGCTAGACGATCAGACCATGCCTTTATCTGAGATACAGCTGTTTTGCTTTGCTTAATCAATATGCCTTCTGCAATAAGTTGGCTCTTTTTCATTTCCAATACATCGTTTTGGCGTGCGCAGCATAGGTAGGCCAGCTCCATGGCCACACGAACGACATCAGGAGAAATGCTGTATAGAGCGTCATACTCCTCATTCGTTATATATCGGTCACGGCCAGTCTCTTTGAACTGTTTAACCCCTTTCGTTGGGTTACCCTTCACATAACCACGTTCATATGCCCAGCGGAAGACTCGGGACATGAATGCCTTTTCGCGGTTCGCCTGAGTCCTGCTTTTTATGCCTCGCTTATCGAGATATTTTCTCACATGTTCCGGTTTAATATTATCTGGTGGCATTGCACCAAAAACCCCGATTATCTTTTTCGAGTATTTACGATAATCTTTCTGCGTTTCTACTGCTAATTCAAAGAAATCACCGGATTTGAAAAATTTATCAACGAGTCCTTCAAAGGTGGAGCCATTTGGCTTTTCTGTGATTAATGCCTCCCACGCAGCCCAAACTTGAGCCTGGGTACAGGTTCTATCACAGAGGCGTATATTTCCGCCTCCTTTGGGATGGTATTCATATGCAGAACGTCCGAGATAAACTCGTGGCGGCATCCATGAGTCTTCTTTATTCTTTCGTGCTCGAGCCATTAGTCGAGTGCTCCAAAGTCAGGCTGTGGACCGCTATCCACATTATTTAATACATTTCGATGAGAAAGAGGGTTATTGAAATGTGCCCATGTGGTACTCGGCTTCCCATCTTTCCTGGTGATGAAAAATATCCCTGAGGTTTTTAAAGCCTCGCACTGTTTTGATGCAATTTTATACCCTGTAATCCTCTCAATATCTGCTTCTGAAATGATCTCGTTTTCATCATGTGCTTTCATCATTCCCTCACACACCCGCCGCATACGGATTATCTATCGTGACATGTCACACAGTTATTTTTAAATCATGCCAGCCGTACGTCTGCCAGCATTCGGAATCACCGAGGAAGTAACACCCGGCAGGATCGCCGGGCAGCTTGTCTTTGCACTTCCCGCAGCAGCGTTCACTGAGCGCCGCCATTTGCTTTTTTAGTTCAGCGTTATCCTTCCTGATCAGCATCGTGATGTACTCGTCCATGTCGTACGGTTCCCGCTGTGGCCGGCGCACTGCGCAGTTCTCGCGTAGCATTTCCAGTTCTTGCTGGTCGAGCTTCAATTCGAACTTGGCCACGCCATCATTTTTTTGCCTTTCCCGCTGTGCGGCCTTTCTTTCAGCTGCTGTCTTTGCCATTATGAGGATCTCTAATAACCGTCCCAACTATCTGAATCGTCACGATTTCTATTTGAGATATACCGCGCGACCCCCGCTAAAATTAGTGTGTTTAGGATCAAAATAGCCACCGCTGGCCAACCGATCACTGGATATAACAGCATGACCGGGCTGGTGGCTATTGCGCTGATAATGAGCGTTTTCACGGCTTCATCTCCGGTGCTGGCGGGACGGTGAACAGAACTCGCTTCTCCCATCCCTCCAGGTTTTTAAGCGGCGTGTTAAATTCGTCATGGGTCACTTCCGCCCACGTGTATTGCTCTTGGCTGCCGTCGAGTATGCGCATCTGATACACAGGTACCGCCTCCCGTGCGGCCAGCTTTGTGAATGCGTCATTGAATCGTCCTTCGAAATGTTCTGCGCGCCGCCGCCAGTCACTCACTTCGCGCTCCAGCTCCGCGATGACACTATCCAGCGATGTTTTTTTGCGCCGTTCAGTGTCTAAATCTGCCTGAAGTTGAATAACCCATCGCGCCAGTTCGCCTTTCTCACCACTCAGTAACCGCAGGTTATCGAGCCGATATTTATCGATCATCACAACTCCCCATTTCGAAGGTCATCAGCGAAAGATAAAGCCTCTTGGCTTGCAGTAGCCCAATGCCGCTGAGCCTCGCGATCCGGGAATGAGCCATCACCAGCCCATGATTTGAATGCGGCAGCCAGTTTCTCTACGCCCCTGATCTCTGCCTCTGCGATGCGCTGATCTTTTTTAGCCATTGCCGTGTGTAATTTTTTCTTTGTCCACGCGACGTATTGCTTAATGGCGTCAGGGTCGGCGGAGTCGCAATCGACGAGATTTAACACGATTTCCTGCGCCAGCTCTTCCAGTTGCTTATTCATCAATCCTCCCAATACGTCAATTCTTCGGCCACCTGGTAATCAGCGTCTGCCTGGCACTGAAAATCCTCACCGCGCCCGCAATATTCATGGACGGTTATCTCTGCGTTCTCGCGACAAAATGCGCGGTGTCGCTTCTTATCCATTCCCCAACTTGCGGTGTTCTTGCGCCACGCTCTGTTGGCAAATTGCATTTGTGTCTTGCTCACGGTGTTTTCTCCTGTCCGGTAATGATCTGCACCAGGCGTTCAGCTGCCGCTTTTTGCGCAGAGACGTTAGCTATGACAGTCGGGCGCTCTTTCTCTGTATTCGCGCAGATGCCACCCCATGCTGATATCAGGAACAGATCTTCACGCTCCGCTGTCTCGGCATTAACGGCGAAATCGTCAATCATCCGTGACACGTCACGCGGGCTGTTATTTTCCAGCAGGCGGCTTACGGCATAACCGAAGGCGTTAATCATTACTGCGTGGAACTGGATGTAATCGCGTTTGTATTCGGCCTGATTCGTGCCATGGCGAATATCGCTGATGGCGGTGAAGTTAATCCACGCTTCCCAGATGGCTTCAATTTCGTCCTGTTGCAGCTGCTTGCCGCCAGCGTTGGCAAATTTTGCTGTGGCGTCACTGAGTGCCTTAAAGCTCACCCAGAGTCGGCTTTTGGCCGGCACCGCGTTATGCTCGAAATCAGTTATTGCAGAGAACACATCATGCGATGTTAGGAAAGCCACCATGCCCTGGGCATGTGCATCACGGCCGTTGTATGCCATGTTGATCGCTGCTGAAGGCTTCGATACGTTGTTGTTGATGTCAGAGAAGAACTGCTGGCGCGTTTTCAGGGGCAGCTGGTGGGTGAGCATAATCGGCACCATCAGTGACGTATCAGAATTGCGGCAAAATTCGCGGATGCCTGCTGCGCGGTGCTGCCCGTCGAACAGTTTAATCTCGGCGTCCATAGGGAATCGGACGACGCCGACGTTAGTGTTGCCGAACTCCTCGAATTCAATCTCCGAATCGCAGTTGCCAACCAGTGGTGGAACGATAAACGGTTCCTGATTCTCTGCCGCAGCAACCAGGTACTCGTAGAATTTTTTGACACGGCTCTGGTTAATTTCGCGCTGTGAACGTTCCAGCGTGTGGCCGACATTGTCAGATGCGAGCACGCGCGCCAAAGTGCGACCTGGAATGGTCATCAGAAGAGTGACCGTTTTCCCCTGCAGTCCACGGGATGCAGGGAACTCGAAAAAGTAATCGCCTACTTTGCTCACTTTGTTGTCTCCTGCAGCTCTGCGGCTACCTGCCGGCTATTCAGCTGATAGGCAATAGCCATTTGCTCAGCGTCGCCCATCGCGTCATGCAGGGAGTTATGCTTAACCATCGCGAAGCATGGCTGGTGGGTTTTCGGCAGGTAACCTTTGGTGCCTTTGGTCATGGCATCGATATAGGTCCGCACGTCACGCTTGCCGCCCCAATGCCACGGGCAAGTAAGCCCGCAGGTGCGGTATGCGTTTTCGAGAATGGAGCCATCAAAATCCGTTCCACGGAAAAACACGCGGGCACCAGGGTGCTGCTGGATCCATGATGAGAGATTAACCAGGGTCTGGCTCAGTGGCTCGCGATGGCCTGTCAGCGCTTCGTGAGTATCCTCGGATTGCTTTATCCACCATTTCTGGGTTTCGGCGCCGACAGTTCGGCCCTGCATTAATTGACCGAAAGTATCAACAAGGCCGTAAAAAGCCGTTTTTGAGTAGTCGGCAAGCTCCGGATCGCGAGCCACGTCAATGATTGAGTTTTGCACGCTGTCGATATCTTCAATATCAAAGGCAAATCCGCCAATTGAGAGGATCACAGCCGACGGCTGAACGTCCATTGTTTCTGTATCAATCGTGATTGTGTTGATCATCACAGCACTCCCCATTCGGTCAGCTCGTTGTAGCGCTCAATGAACATTGCGCGTGCCTGCACTGGCATCACTGGCGTGATCAGCATTTCGGCTGGCTCAATACCGGCAAGCATCGGCCATTCTTTTCCGTCGTCGATATCCAGCTCGCGGCGCTCGGTAGCAAGCATCACCAGGTCGGCATACTTAACGGCAATATCCATTACCAGCGGCAGACCAAAACGTTCACGGATCACCATGTCGATATGGCATTCAACCGCCTGGTAATCAGGCAGCATGCGTTTCAGTGGGGCGGGGATGTCTTTGCAGTATGCTTCAGTGGCATCATGCAGCAGCGCTTCCAGCGCGAACTCTGGCTCAACAATTTGGCTGCACAGAACGGAATGCTGCGCGACGCTGTAGAAGTTCGGCAGGTGGCCGGCAAAGCGACATTCATGCGAAAGTGCCTGGGCGATATCTTCAATGCAGATGCTTTCAACGTCCGGCGCCGCAAAGTTAAAGTGTTGGCCGGTAAATGTGGTAATCCACGACATACGTTATTCCTTCTCGCTGATTTTCGGCAAAGCGAAGCCCTGCCAGACCTGGCAATTTTTCGCAGATAGAAAATCGGGTTTTAGAAGGGGAGTCCGACAGCCCGCATAGCTGCGGATCCCGCGTTTCTCTCACAACTCAAGTGGTGCGCCGCGTCGGGGCTTATACTGTGTAAAGGTTTAAGGGGAAACCGGCACAGCGAACCACGTCAATTGTGAAAAAAGTGCGGCTGACACCAACCCATGGAACAGCCGCCAAATACTACACACAGCTTGCATTAGTTGCCGGATATCCGCGCTCGCTTTCGCTACGGTGGCCCCGGCAGGCCGCATTCATCACTATCAAAAAGAGCGGTACTCACCGTTACTGGCAACCTTCTCCGGGATTCAGACTGCCGTTGCCAAGGTGTTTAATATTTTTCTCTACCCGCGCTCTTTGATAGTGGCGCCCAGTCGGGCGCGGTGGTTGCAGCCTCATTAGTAAAAATAATTTTTTAGTGAGGCGAATGGGATCTCCATTTTTTCCGCTACCAGTCTTAACCCCATCCCGGCGCTATGTAGTTGGCGGGCCATTTCGATATCGGCTTCCGAATACTTTCGGCCGTGGTACGCGTCACCGCGTTTCCTAAGTTCAATCCCAACAACGGCTGCTCGTGCCCCGATTGATTTTGCCGTTCTGCCGAGCAAATGACCGATCTGTTTGGCAGTCAGGGTGCTGGCATGGTCTTTTAGAACCTTATCCTCTGCTGCACTCCATCGTTTCATGCTGAAACCCTCATTCGTTCAGTCTGTTTCGTGCGCCCCGTAGGGCGCGGTGGGTGTTAATAGCCGCGTTTTGCTTTGCGGGAGTAGAACAGCGCTGCTATTGCTGCAAATCCATCTGCACGAAGTTCACGGTAGAGAACCATGTCGTAACTTTTCATCGTGTAACCCTCTGCTGTGTACCTGGTTAGCGAATCATCCCGATCTTCGTGTGCCTCGGGCGGCTACTTCGTGGGCATCCTGCCTGTTCGCTGTTGATGGATTTAATGTAGGATATCTGACATTTTATGTCAATGATGTTTTGTAGGTAATCTTACATTTGCGTTTTTGGCTTTTGTCCGCTGGGGTAAGGAAGGGTATGGAGGAGGGGAGAGGGCACAAAAAAACCGGCGCTATGGCCGGATTTTAGGCTTAAGGTAAGTAATTTAAGAGATGATTATCCAAAGTTTTTAATAATAAAAACGGTAATACCAATGGCTAAAACTAAAACGAGGACTCTTTTCCACTCAATTTTAGTACCATCACCCACGGAGGAATCCGATAACGATGGGAGCATGGGAGCTGGCTCAACCTCACTTCCACAATGCTTACATTTTGATGCTTGTCGCTTAATCGGCTCTGCGCAGAAAGGACAATCTCTCAAATCACTGGAAGAAATTTCGATAATGTTACTATTTTTTGCTGGAATTATAAGTACATGAATAATAGCTACTATAAAAAGCAAAAATCCGTATACCCACCAACCGGCGAACGATCTTCCTTTACTTTGTGCAATAAATGCGGGTATTAGCCCGAGTAATGCGGCAATAACAATAATTCCCATTTCTTAATCCTGAGAGCTGTGTAGTCATTAATGATAATAGATAGTTAAAGTATGGAGTCTGTTACCGTATCGTTATCTACATGTCGTGATGCTTTCAGGATTCCGGCTACATACTGAACCTTCTGAACCTCAGCACGAGCCATGGTGATAGGGCGATGGTCTTGGTTGATGCTGTTAAACTGGTACTCCCCATCTCGGGTGTAGTTGAGCACTTTGATCATGTTGTGGCCATCACTGGTGCGCACAAACACTTCATCACCAGGGTGGACGGTGCTACCTGGTTCGATCAGCACGAACTCTCCTGACTGAATGCGAGGCCACATGCTGTCGCCTCTGACTCGTAATCCATAAGCATTAGGGTCATCGCTATAAATTTTGAGCCATCCACCACGGTATTCGACCATGTCGATCATGCCATCAACTCCTAAAACGGCATCACCAACTACAGGGACTAGCCCTGGCCGAACCTTGCCTACATATGTGATTTGTTCGTTGATATCTCCGCCATCCAGCAGCCAACCAGGATTGCAGTTTAGAGCAGCAGCAAGCGCCTGAAGGTTTTCACCACCAGGTTTATAGTCACCAGATTCCCAACCTGTGACTGTGACACGGTTTACCCCGACTCGCTTGGCTAAGGAGTCTTGAGTCAGCTTCAACTCTTTGCGTCGAGCTTTAATTCGATCATTCATTTCCATGTAGGCAATCCTACCATTTAGTAATGTAGGATTCCTTGACTCTTCAATGTAAGATATCCTACTATCGTTGTGTTCTATTCCCCTACCATAGAGACCGTTATGAAAAAAGATGATGTTATTTCCTACTTCGGTGGGGTTGGCAAGACAGCCAAGGCATTGGGTCTGTCGCATGCCTCCGTGTCGGGGTGGGGTGAAATCATTCCCAAAGGCCGGGCTTTTGAAATTCAGGTGCTGACCAGTGGCGAATTACTTGTCGATTTATCCCTTTACAAAAAGTCTACAGCCCCAGCGGCTTAACCAAAACCACAACAATCGGAGAAACATTGTGGATAACAAAGACTTCCCAACCCAGAGCGATATCACGGATGCAATGCACCGTTTGATCACGTCGTTCGCTGGTGGATATGAATCCATGGCGCAGGAGCTGGCGCACGATGGTACCCATAACGCGCTGCGTAACCGCGTCCGCCAAGTCGGTGGTCAGGTCGTGCCAATGGGTATGGCCATTCAGATGGAGCAGATCAGCGAGCGCACAGATATCACCGAAGCGATGTGTAAGCGCGCTGGTGGTGTGTTTGTGAGGCTACCGGAAGTTGGCCAGGTGGATAACGAAGAACTGCTGATCAAGTTCAACGAACTGATGGCGGCGCTGGGTGTGTTTGCCAAGGCGCACAACGACTTTACCGCCGACGGCGTGTTGGACGGCGACGAAAGCAAGAAGTTGAAAGCTAAAGGTTACCGGATTCAGACGCTGGTGGCGGAGATCTACGCCGTGACAGTGATGATGTTCGGAAAGGGTGACGCCCAGGATATGCGGTCCCGGGCGTCGGCGCATCAATTTAACGTGTGAGAGAAATTAACGCATGAACAGTTTACGCAATTTTTCGAGTGTTCCGCAACTGCGTTGCCGGCCAGTGTCCGGTGGTCGTAGTGCTGCGGCGTTTTCGTATGAGCTGAATGTACAGGGCTGCTGGATTTCCATCAACCACAGCTATGCCGCTTGGGTTGTGGGTAATGGGAAATTTTTAGCAGGAGGTTCTGCTGCATGAGTACGAAACTGACCGCATACGTGTGGGACGGCTGCGCGGCGGCAGGGATGAAATTATCAATGGTTGCCATTATGGCGCGCTTGGCAGACTTCTCTTCAGACGAGGGGCTGTGCTGGCCGTCAGTGAAGACGATCGCCCGTCAGATTGGCGCAAGCGAAAGCACAGTGAGTGCATCTTTGGCAAAGCTGGAAAAAGAGGGTTGGATAACTCGTCAGCAACGCAGAAAAGGCAACCGTAACACGTCAAGCATGACGCAACTGAACGTTGAAAAGCTGCAAGCCGCGGCAAACTCTCACCCTCCAAAATCTGAGGTGTCAAAATCTGAGGCATCAAAATTCGATGCATCAAAATCTGACACATCAAAATTTGACCCATCAGAATCCAAGAAAAAAGGGCGTTTTGACCCTCCAGAATCTGGATACGATCCGTCAGTAAATTCAAAACAAGATCCATCAGGTAAAAACACTCTTTGTCAGCCTGCTGTGCAGGCCGACCCGGAGGTGTTGATCACCGACCAGGCGAAGGACGTTTTAAAACACCTGAATCTGGTGACCGGCTCCCGCTATCAGACCTCGAAAAGCTCACTGGAGAACATCCGAGCACGGTTACGTGATGGGTTCACTGTCGAGCAACTCACGCTGACCGTCGATTACATGACGGCGAAGTGGGGCAACGATCTGGCGATGTCGGATTACCTGCGCCCAACCACGCTATTTGGACCAACCAAGTTTCCCGGATACCAGCAGTCAAGCACTGCATGGGACAAGAAGGGCCGGCCAGCCTGCATCAATGGCAAATGGCAGACCAGCACGAATCACCGAGTAACCCCAGCCACTGGCGCGATACCGCCGGGTTTCAGCAATGGCTTACCAGCAGGAGATGATCATGATGGCTTCGCAAACTGATGTGATGGCGCGCCTGATGGCGCTTAAGCCGGCGCATGTAAAACCGCTGTTCAGCACGGTGGAAGGCTGGAAGAAGTTTCAGGCTGAAGAAGCCATGAAGTCTAACCAGCAACTGACGGACCGGAACAGGCAGGCACGGATGGAAAAAATCATTGGGCGGTCTGGTATCCAGCCAATGCACCAGAAATGCTCATTCAGCAACTACAGCGTTGAATGCCCAGAGCAGCAGGCGGCACTGGATGCAGCCAAAGGCTTTGTGGCTTCGTTCGGCAAAAGTCATGGTGGCTTCGTATTTTCAGGGAATTGCGGTACTGGGAAGAATCACTTGGGCAGCGCCATCGCGAAGAACCTGATCAAGCGTGGCCACTCGGCAATGGTTATGACCGTATCTGAGCTGTTCGAAAACCACCGAGCCACGTTCAGCAAGGACAGCCCTGTGAAAGAGGCCGGTTTGCTCCGTGATCTCTGCAATATCGACCTGTTGGTGTTGGATGAAGTTGGGCTGCAGAAAGGCTCCGAGTACGAAATCAATCTGCTGACCAATATCGTTGATCGTCGCCAGCTGCAGCTGAAGCCCACGGGCATGCTGACCAATAAAAACTTCGATGAAATGGTGGCGATGATCGGCGAGCGAATCATGGACCGTCAAACCGATGGCGGCATTTGGGTGCCATTCACATGGTCCAGCATGCGTGGCCGTAAGGGGATGAAATCATGAAAAAGTTGACGATCGACGTTGACGTGTTTGAGAGCGAACGCATCAACAGCGGGATCCGCAAATTAGTTCTGGCCGGCCTACTGAAAGACAACCCAGAGAATCAGATGGGGCGAGTTATTCAGGCTGCAGCTGGTGCCAAATGGATGACGCTGCGCGAGCTGGAGAGGACCGTATTCATGATGTTCTTTGTGGCGGATACCCAGGCAGCCATCAGCGCGCGGCTTCGTGAAGTTAACCCAAAGGTCCATGGTTTGGTGAAAGAGCGCCGGGCAGTCAAGGATCCAGATACGGGCAAGCTGGTTTATTTCTACCGGCTGGTGGCTGCAGAGGAGCTGGTGGCATGAAGTATTCGCTGATTTATGCCGATCCGCCATGGAGCTACAAAGACAAATGCGCATCAGGGAAGCGTGGCGCCGGGTTCAAGTACCCGACAATGAGCGTTGCCGATATCTGCCGGTTGCCGGTGTGGGATCTGGCTGCTGAAAACTGCCTGCTGGCGATGTGGTGGGTGCCAACGCAGCCGGAGGAAGCGCTGCAGGTGATGCGCGCCTGGGGATTCCGACTGATGACGATGAAGGGCTTTACATGGCACAAGACGAACCTGCGCAAAGGCAATAACGCGCTGGGCATGGGCTGGATGACGCGCGCCAACAGCGAAGACTGCCTGTTTGCTGTACGCGGGAAGCTGCTGCAGCGCCATGACGCCTCGATCAGTCAGCATGTGACAGCAACACGCATGGAGCATAGCGCCAAGCCTGATGTATTCCGGGAAAAGCTGGTGCAGCTGGTGGGCGACGTACCACGCATTGAGCTGTTCGCCCGGCAGCAGGCTGATGGTTGGGATAGCTGGGGTAACGAGTGCGATCAGTCAGTTGTGCTGGTGCCGGGAAAGGCGGAGGTACCAGCATGATCCTGACGTTGCCATTTCCGCCAAGCGTAAACGGCTACTGGAGAGCGCCTAACAAGGGATCTCTTAAAGGCCGGCACTTGATTAGCGATAGGGGGAGAAAATTCAACAGTGAGGCGCTGGCGAGCATTCTTGAGCAGTTAAACCGTAAGCCGCGGGTGTTAACTTGTGATTTGGCCGTTTCAGTGGTGTTTTACCCACCGAGCCGCGCAAGGCGGGATCTGGATAACTACTTCAAGGCGCTGTTTGACGCGATGACGAAAGCGGGTATTTGGCTTGATGACAGCCAGATCAAAAAGCTGTCTGCGGAGTGGGGACCAGTGACGAAGGGGGGGAAGGTGGAGTTGCGGATCAGTGAGGTGGGCGTATGAGGGCATTGCTCAAATCGATCACCGTACCGGAGCTGGGGCAAATCATCCTGCGACCTGGCAAGGAGTTGCTGCCTCATCTGACGGGTCGTCTGTTGGTCTGCCGTGAGCCGAGCGAGTTTGCAAAGTTGCCATCTGGCGCGCTGCCGGCACCAGGGCAAGAGCTGGCTAACGATCCGCGTTTTACACCGTTCTATCAGCATGAGCGCGTTCTAATTGCCGCAGGGGGGATCAATTCGTTGGAGCACTGGGTTTCTCTGAAGCGTAGCTGCCAGATTGAAGGGGACCACACCCGCCACATGACGACGTTACGCTACGACAACAGCGCGATCAGGCTCTGCGAAGGGTGCGACAACCGCTTACGTGGGCAGTCTATCGAGAAATTACAGATAGTCGCTGACGCCAACAGAGCGGCATACATTCTCGAAACTGTGCGATCTCACTTCCTGCTCGACCAGGGGCATCAAGTGACCATGCCTGAGCTGTGCTGGTGGGCGGTGATGCGCGGTGTCGCTGACCTACTACCAGACGATGTTTGCTCTGCCTCTCTGCGCCTGCCACCAGCGAAGATCCACACCGGCGGCCGGAAAGAATCGGAGATAACGCACACGCCAGCGGCGCGCCAGGTTGTGGCTGAGAAGGTGAATAAAGCGGCAAAGACGCTGGTTATCGATCCGGAGCCGCCTAAGTCTTTCATGAAATTCCCAAAGAGGGAGCGCTGGGAAAGCAAGCCATACCTGAAGTGGGTTAAATCGCAGCCGTGCGCCGCTTGTGGCGGGACTGCTGATGATCCGCACCACATCATAGGCCACGGGCAGGGTGGCATGGCGACAAAAGCGCATGACCTGTTCACTATCCCGCTGTGCCGAAAACACCACGATTATCTACATCGTGACATGTCACGATTTGAAGAGGAGTACGGAAGTCAGATAGAGCTGTGGTTCAAATTTATGGACTGGTCATTGTCGGTCGGTTCAATCAAATAACGTGTGAGATATGGCGCGCCGGTATGCGGCCGGCCGCCGGGAGAAAAAAGCATGAGAGATATTCAGTTGGTGCTGGAACGTTGGGGGCAGTGGGCAAAAGATAACAGCGGGGTGGGGTACTCGCCGATCGCTGCAGGTTTTAAAGGGCTGTTGCCGGCAACAGGGAAAAGCAAAGATTCCTGCTGTGATAGTGATGGGCTGATCATTGACGGAGCGGTGGGGCGCTTGAAGAAGGTCAGGGATGAGCGGGAACTGGGGGTAATCATGCTGCACTATCGCTACGGGGTATCAAAGTCAGAGATAGCGCGCCGCTGGAAGATATCTGAGGGTAACGTTCGGCAGAAGCTGATGATGGCAGAGAGCTTTATCGAGGGATGCCTAGCGATGACCGGGGCCAGTTTGGAGATGGATGCGTGGACGCATAAATCAGAAATTTCAAAGGTGGCGTAAGATTCTGCTTTTCGTTACGAATTTCACGGGCTATTGTGATAAGAGTGGTTACGTAGTCACGTAGCTTATCAGCTTTCAAAACCTCGCACTGGCGGGGTTTTTTTGTCATTATATACGAGAGCATATGATGACAGTTGGTGATTAAGATGAGTTGGCTTGGGGTTCCTTTTTTAATCGATGTGAATGATATTGTTACTAGCAGTTCCTTATACATAAACCAAATTCCAAAAATTGAACTAGATTCGGTTTTTGATTGGCGTACTTTGATTGCTCCAATTTTATCTGCAGTGATACCAGCGGCTATCGCTGCTTACGCCATTATGCAGCAGAATAGAACTATAAAATCAGAAAGAGAAACTCAGAAAAATATAGCAACTGAAACCATTAGGGCTCAAATAATTGCATCTGGTAGGCAGGAGTGGATTAATAAATTTTCAGATATAATGTCTGAGTTTATATCACTGATAGAGCCGTTAATAGATGCGAGGAAAGAACTAGCCCTGCATTTTTCATACCTTGATAGCATTTCAAAGCAAGGTCAGGATACCCTTCTTAAAAATAAGAATGTTTCTGAGGCGTTCACATGTGGTGTAAATGATTTGAAGGATCGACACAAAACGCACTATGAAGTAAGGCAACAAATAAATGCAAGATTATCACGACTAAAGATGATGATGAATCCTCAAGAGGAATCTTGTATAAAAATAACAGAAATAATGGACGCTATAATCAATGACGTGTACGATTGTAAATATGAAAATAAGGAAGAGCTATCTGCTTTACTTTTAAAGGTAAAGTCCAGTGTGACCATGCTGACAAAAGAAACGCAAGCTTTTCTAAAATTAGAGTGGGATAGGGTTAAAAATGTTGAGTTATAAAAAATATAGCCAAAAGCCTACTAATTTTTGCTGCGATAGTGACGGTTTTCATTGCAGAAAAGCGTAAAAAAAGGCCCGTTAAGGGCCTTTGTTCATTGTGTCATTTGCTCTGGTCGGCAATCGTATAGTGCCGCAAGTTTTTCGCGGGTTTTTTTTTGTGGTTTTGAATCCACGGATTCCCACTGCGAAACGGCTGATTGTGTGGTACCGAGCCGTTCGGCTACCTCATATTGAGATAGCCCACGGTGAATACGCCAGGCGGCGATCAGGCTGACGTCCTGGTCAACCATGATTGATACGACATCATGAGGGATCACTTCGTCGTCGTTGTCGCCGGCACGGTATGGAACGTCCGCCCAATCATTACTGATGAGGCGTTCATATTCATCGATTGGCAGTACAACATACTGCGGTTTGCCTGCCACATCGTTAATGTATTGAGGTTTTGACATATTTCATTCCGGGTTGCTAAGAGTCGCGGTTAATGTCACCGAGGAAACTGGCGGGTTTCCCCGCCTTAGTAGGTTGTCGATGTTCTGCGCTTTACTTCCTGAATCGTGCAGATAACCGGTTCGCCATTTTCAATCTGGAAGATAACTCGGTAATCCCCGACCCTCATACGGTACTGGCTGTCGCTGCCTTTAAGCTTTTTGATATCAAGCTCAACCGCTGGGAAGGTGGTTAACTTACCGACCTTATCCTTAATGGCTTTCCGGTATCTTGTGTCTATCGAAATCAACTGTTTGGTTGCTTTCTTCGTCCACTGAACCGTTACCATGTTTCCTCGCTTGTTAAAGAGCATATCCGCTTGGGATGATTAGATAATAAGTTAATTATCTAATCATGTCAACGTATAGCTAATTATTTATCTAATGGCTGCCTCTGGGTGGCCTTTTTTCGTTTCTATCACCCGGAGACCGGGATAAGCCCCGGCAAGGGGGAAAGGATGAAGATAATCATGCCTGACAAAATCGCCACAGCGGTCGGGTATTGCTCATCGGGCGGCCTCATTTGCTGGGGTGGTATTGCGCGTTGGCTGCATGACCTCGACTGGAACCTGATCGCCGTCGTTGGCGGCTTTGTTATCGGCGTGGCGACCTTCGCCGTTAACGTCTACTTCAAAAATCGACAAACGAAGGCATATGAAGCTGCGCTAAAACGTGGGTATGTGACTGCGCCGCCGCAGAAGGACTAACCATGAACTCAGCATTGAAAAAGAAGCTGGTGGCTGCGGCTGGTGGTGGAGCTCTGGCGATCGCCGCAGTTTTAATCCCCAACTTCGAAGGTGTGGAACATCAGCCATATCGTGATGTGGTTGGAGTTCTGACTGTCTGCTACGGGCATACCGGCAAAGATATCATGCTCGGGAAAACGTATACCGAAGCCGAATGCCAGGCTCTCCTGAGCAAAGACCTTCACTCGGTGGCACGGCAAATTGACCCGTACATCAAGGTTGATATACCGGAACACACCAGAGCTGCTCTGTACTCGTTCGTCTACAACGTCGGCGCGGGAAACTTCAAGACCTCGACACTACTGTACAAGCTGAATCAGGGCGATACGCAAGGGGCTTGCGAGCAGCTGCGTCGCTGGACGTATGCCGGCGGCAAACAGTGGCGCGGACTGATGACCAGGCGTGAGATTGAGCGCGAGGTTTGCACCTGGGGGCAGCGATGAGCATCAGCTGGCGAACGATGGCTATAGGCCTGCTGCTGGTGGCCGTGGTAGTCGCTGGCCGCATAGCCAGTTACTACCGGGATAATTACCTGCAGGTGCAGAAGCAGGCTGAACAGCAGAAAAAAACGCTGGCGCAGCAGGCCGGGCTGATTACCACTTTGCGCGCGGATGACGCCCGTAATCGCACAATGATGGCAGAACAGCGACGCAGAGAGCAGCAGCTGCGCCAGCAGGGCGAAATTTACCAGAGGAAACTACGCGATGCACTTAAAGGTGATAAGTGCGGCAATAGCCCTATGCCTGCCGCTGTTGTTGAGCTCCTGCAGCAGAACACCGTCGCCGGCACGAGAACAGGTGATAAGCCTGCCCCCTGAAACAGTATTCGCTACGTGCGAGCAGCCAGAACTGCAGGGTAACACTTGGGGAGACGCCGTCAGCTACACGCTGGCGCTTCAAACCTCACTGAAAATATGCGCCGGCCAGGTGGCCACGCTTAATCAATGGCGGGAAGCCGCCGGGAGAAAACAATGAGCGAAGCTAAGCCGCAAGACGGCAGCACCGTGAAGGGATACCGCACCCTGACCGCCGACGATATCGCGCAAATGAATGAACTGAAAGAAATCAGTCGTAATTTTTGCGAGCAACTCGACCTCGAACGCACACACCTCTCCATGGAGGTGGTAGATGTTGGCTCCCTGGAAGATGCCAGCCGCAGTGAGGCAATGCGCTGCCTGGCTATCGCCCGCACCAAGATGCAGGAAGCCTGCATGTGGGCCTGCCGTGCGGTGGCTAGGCCTGATGCTGATTGCTAACTGACCGATAATAATTCCCCCGACAAGGAATGAGACAGTGAAGCCTAGCAGGAGGTGATCACGTCTTGGCAGCCGGAAAGACGGAAGTGGCGAAGCAACCCCGTGAGGTGTGGCAGCTGCTGCGAATCGACATACAGCCCATCGAGCAATCAAGGAAAAATCAATGACCTCGCTCCTTACGTATCTGAACTCCGTAATCATCACTCTTTTTCTTATCGCTGGCGGGTGGGTAAAGATCCGCAATTATTTCCGCGCAAAGGCTCAGGCCAAAGAGCAAACCAAGGCTAAAGCCCGGGAGGCGGCAGAAAAGGCGAAGGCTGATGAAATTGAGGCCGCGGTGCAGGCCCGGATGAAAGCCATTCAGGCGGACTCGTCACCGGTAAAGAACGCTGAAAGCACTGAAGACATTTCTCAGCCGGTAGGTTAAGCATTACAACAGGCATTCGACGAGTGCCTGTGATAATGCAATCAAATATACTCATCCAAAAGGCAATGAAATGAGGTTTTTATGGATGAGAAGGTAGCAGCACTTGCCGCTTTGCAGTCTGCACAGGATTCAGCAACATGGGCATATTGGGCCATGATAGGCACATGGTTCTCTGGAATAGCAACATTTTCAGCAGTTTGGATGGCTTTATATCTTGCAAACAGAAAGCCCAAGGCCATAGTGAAATGTAGTGTTTCCAGATCACTGTTTTTTATACAAGATGACTTCGGACTTGATACAGAAAGAGGAATTCAAATTAAGGTGGTTAATCAAAGCCTCCATGCGATAACGATTTCATCAGTTGAATGGGAATATGGCGGTGATAGTGTAATTGCAAGTTACTTTTCAGACGTTAAGTCACATAAACTCCCTTCAAAGTTGGAGCATGGCGAAGAAGCTAGGTTTTGGATTCCTCTTTACCCTGATGAAAGGAACTGGCTGGAAAGGGTTGCTAAAGAGATTAGGGAACAAGGCCGAGACCCTGGCAAGGTTATTTGCTCGGTAGAACTAACAACCGGAGATAAATTTAAAATTAAGCCAGATAACGAAATAATTACTCTACTAAAAATATGTTAAACAGCTGCCTCGCTAATGCGGGGCTTTTTTGTACCTATTTTTCATCACAGAGCGCCTATCAGCCGGGTGCTGTGTAATGAGCGATAGACAAAGTCATCACCGGCACCCACCGCGCACCCAGCGCACTGGGCGGCTGGTGGCTTTTTTAATTTGTAAACCACTACCACCACCAATAGGAACACGCCATGTATACAGTAAAGATTGTTACAGCTAACCAGAACGAAATCCTTCACGCGGCTAAAAGCCTCGAATGGAAAGCTGCCGAGAAGACCATTTATGCCGATGAACATGCCGGTGAATCGCTGACGATAGCATTGCTACCTGGTGATACCGCTTATGTGGTAAACGGCAATAACCGGACGGTGGCCACGTACACCAACCCTGCAGATCATTAAGGGAACGCTATGCAGGTGATTATCGACGGTATTCAATATGAGCCTGCACAGCAGCAGGGATCATCACGGATTGGCATTGCTATCACGACCCACCAGCGGCCCGATGTTCTGAAGCGGGCCATTGATCAGCATATTAAGCATCTTCCGGCCGGCGCGCTGGTGGTCATTGTTGATGATGGCTCGATACCAGCAGCAGCGGCTCCTGCGGATATTAAACTTATCCGGCATGAAAAGTCGCTGGGGATTGTTGCATCAAAGAACGCAAGCCTCGAAGCGTTAATGAACGCCGGCTGTGAGCACCTATTTCTGTTTGACGACGACGCATGGCCTATTTCTGATGGATGGCATGTTCCATATATCGAGTCCCCTGAACCCCACCTGGCGTATCAGTTTCTCGATCTATCCGGCCCTCGCAAGCTGAAAGATATTGCCGTGCTTTATCGTGATGATCAGCATGTGTCTTATACCGGGCAGCGTGGTGTAATGCTGTATTACCACCGGCGCGCTATTGAAACGGTTGGTGGATTTGACCCGATTTATGGTCGTGGTATGTACGAGCATTCTGATCTTGCTTTACGTATCCATAATGCCGGGATGACGACGTGGGCGTATGCCGATGTTACGGGGTCTGAAAAGCTGATCCATTCGCTCGACGAGCATGATGCCGTTGTTCGTTCAGTTCCCAAAACTGACAGACAGTCGCTGGTGGAGCGTAACGTAAAGATCCACAACGGTCGGCGTGATGCTGGCTATACCGGTTATGCAGAATACCGGCAAAAGCGAGATGTTGTGATCACGTCGTTACTTACCAGTGAGCCTGATTCACAGCGCGGAACGCGTATGACACCAGACCCGCTGGTGCTATCGACTTGGGCTAAGTCAATTTCCGGCGCTGCAGCGGTGGTGCTGGCCGATCAGCTGACAACGCCGCCTGCCGGCGCCATGCTGGTTTCTGTGCCTGATGTAGCAATGAACGTATATTACCGGCGCTGGCTCCACATCTATCAATACCTGCGCGATCACCCGGAGTACCGGTTTGTGTGGTGCACGGATGGAACTGACGTTGAAATGCTACGCGAACCATGGGATGACATGGAGCCTGGCTATGTATATGTCGGCTCCGAACCAAAAACCTATGGTGATACGTGGGCAAAGGCAAAGCATCCCGAGCGTCTCTACCAGGACTTTATCGAAAATAACCGCGGCAGCGTGATGTTTAATGCTGGTCTGCTGGGTGGCTGCCGCGAAGACGTTATGGCATTTGCTCACGGTATTATTCGCCTGTATTACCGCATCGAAAGTTATCGCTTCTGGAAGATGGAGCAGGGTGCTAGCGCGGTCGGAGATATGATGGCCTTTGGCATGGTTGCCAAGTCTTTTGGCGACCGCGTCGTCACCGGGCCTCGCGTCCATACCGTCTTTAAAATGAACGGATTGGGGAAGGAGTACGCCTGGTGGAAACACAAATAGCCTTTGTGGTCGTTGGCCATCATGAGCGACGTGAGCAGGCCGCAGCATTAGCTGGCTCTCTGGGAGCTCATCTGCTGATTGATGAGGAACACCACGGCGCCAACTGGAATCACCGGCGCGCGATGGAATATGCAGCCAAGCAGAGTCAGCGTGTCGTTGTTCTTGAGGATGACGCTGTTCCGGTTGCTGGCTTCAGCATGGTTGGTCAATGGCTGGATATGTTTCCCGAGCACCTGATCAGTTTCTATCTTGGCACCGGCCGGCCGCCACAGTATCAGATGGAGATCGCCGTTAAGTTGATTGCGGCCGACAGAACAAGGCAAGACTACATCGAAATGCATCGCCTGATCCACGGTGTCTGTTACAGCATGCCGCGCCAGCATATACCCAAAGTGCTTGCAAAATGGGATAGCAAAAAAGCTGCGGATTATGCTGTCGGCGATGCGTATGGCGGACAGGTTATCTACCCGTGCCAGTCGCTTGTTGATCATGCAGACGGCATTCCCGTTGAGCGTGCTAAGGATGGCTTGCCCCGCAATGAGCGCCGTCGCGCCTGGAGGTTATATGGCTAAATTGACAACGTTACAGCCACGATTGAAAGCGATGGATACCCGGCGCATAAAGCCTGTATACGGTGAGAAGCGCCGGGTAAGCGGTAGCGCTCGATATAACATGAAGCGTCAGATCTACGTCCGCGACGGTGGTCACTGTTGCATGTGCGACCGGGTTGTTGACCTGCACGATAGCGAACTGGATCACCGCATCGCTTTACAGTTTGGGGGCAATAATGATGCATCGAACCTCTGGACATTATGCACCGAATGCCATGCCGGAAAATCAGCGCGTGAGGCGTCAGCAGGACAGCCTGACGAAGAGGCATTGAAGCATCAGGTTCCATCGGGTGACGAGTCGAGCCGCTTCATTGCGTTTTGAGTGAACCTGCCGATTCAGGTTTGTGATGGTTTCATGATGAAATCACTTCATTTGAAATGATAATTATTATCAAATAGGCCGGGGGGGGAGGGGGAAAAAGTAAACCTCGATCCCCACGGACACCGCGCCCCCTCTCACGCGCAGAAAAAATCCCCCTTCAGAGGTGTAAACATGTTAACAGGACAGAAGCGCAAGTTTGCCTTGGCGCTGATGTCCGGCTCCACTCAGACCGCCGCGGCCATTGAGGCTGGGTATTCTGAGAAATCAGCTCGGTCGAAGGGCTCGCAGCTGGCTAAAGACCCGGGCGTCATCGCGTTTATGGAAGAGCAGCGAGGAAAAAGCGCTCACGCGTCGCCGGTTTCTGATAGTGCCGCTGCTAAAAATCGACCCACCGAAAACGTCACCTACGACGATCCGCTCGATTTTCTCAAGTCAGTAATGAACGACCCGGCAAAAGACATCGACACCCGAAAGGATGCCGCAAAGGCGATGTTGCCTTATATCCATCCGAAAAAAGGCGAGGGCGGCAAGAAAGATGCCCGCAATGCTGCGGCAAAAGTGGCGGCAACTGCCAGCAAATTTGGCGCGATGGCGCCGCCAAAGCTGGTTGTCAATAACAAGGGGTAATTATGGCGGAATGGACAACAGCCTGCTTGGATTGGGAAAAGAGGCTGGTGGATAGAACGTCGATAATTCCCCCACCGATTTTTGCTGACCAGGCCGAGCATGCACTGAGTATTTTCAAGGAACTCCGAGTTTCGGATCTTCCCGGTAAACCAACGTTTGGTGAGTGCTCTGAAGAATGGGTTTTCGACTTTGTAAAGGTCATATTTGGAGGGTATGAGGCTGAAACTGGCCGACAGCTTATCCGGGAATATGGGCTGCTTATTTCCAAGAAAAATACAAAATCGACCATCGCAGCAGGAATTATGCTCACCGCGCTGATCTTATGCTGGCGTGAGGATGAGGAACATTTGATCCTGGCGCCGACAAAAGAGGTTGCTGATAACAGCTTTAAACCTGCAGCGGGGATGATTCGTGCTGATGAAGAGCTATCTGACATGTTTCAGATTCAGGATCATATCAGGACGATTACGCACCGCGTTTCACGTAACACGCTGAAGGTTGTGGCGGCTGATACTGACACCGTTTCTGGCAAGAAGTCCGGGAGGATCTTGGTTGATGAACTCTGGGTATTTGGCAAACGACAGAACGCAGAGGCCATGTTCATGGAGGCTTTGGGCGGCCAGGTTTCTCGTAATGAAGGATGGGTAATTTTCCTGACAACCCAGAGTGATGAACCGCCGGCGGGAGTTTTCAAAGAGCGGCTTGACTATTGGCGTGATGTGCGCGATGGGAAAATTAAGGATCCAAAAACGCTCGGTATTTTGTACGAGTTCCCGGAAAGGATGGTCGAAAACAAAGACTATCTGCTGCCAGAAAACTTCTATATCACCAACCCGAATATCGGGCGTTCTGTCAGTGATGAGTGGATTGAAGATAACCTGCGGAAAAACCAGACAAAGACAGACGGAACGTTGCAACAATTCCTGGCTAAACACCTCAATATAGAAATTGGGTTGAATCTGCGTACCGACCGATGGGCTGGCGTAGACGTCTGGGAGCAACAAGCCCGGGTTGTTACGCTGGATGACATTATCACGCGTTCTGAGGTGGTGACAGTTGGGATTGATGGCGGTGGCCTTGATGATTTGCTGGGCTTTGCAGTCATTGGCCGTGATAAAGAAACGCGAGAATGGCTGTGCTGGTGCCATGCATGGGCGCATAAGATAGTTTTTGAACGACGTAAAAGCGAAGCCTCCAGGCTCCATGACCTGAAAAAAGCCGGAGACCTCACGATTGTTGAGTTTATAGGCCAAGATACCGATGAGCTTGCCGGTATCGTTGCTCGTATTTACGAAGCCGGCCTGCTCGACAAAGTCGGTGTTGACCCGTCTGGCGTTGGCTCAATACTTGACGCGTTGACCGTTGAGGAAATCCCTGCAGATGATGTAGTTGGCATCAGCCAGGGCTGGAGGTTGGGGGGAGCGATCAAAACCACCGAGAGGAAGCTTGCCGAAGGCGTCCTTATACATGGTGGCCAGCCATTAATGACATGGTGTGTGAGTAATGCACGGGTTGAGCCAAAAGGCAACGCCATCCTCATAACAAAACAGGCCAGCGGGAAGGGCAAGATAGACCCGCTGATGGCCATGTTCAATGCAGTCTCGCTGATGGCTCTCAATCCAGAAGCGAAAAAAAGAGACTACCAAGTATTTTTCATATGACAACAACGTCAGCAACAGACCCGCTCCGGCGGGTTTTCTCGTTTCTGGAGGTCAGTAAATGACGCTTAATCGCGCATGCACCCTCATGAAAGTGAAAGCGATCAACGAGGATGAACGGGTTATTACCGGCATCGCGTCTACGCCTTCACCTGATCGAGACGGTGACATTATGGAGCCAGACGGCGCCAAATTCCGCAGCGATACCCCATTTCTTTGGCAGCATGACCGGTCACAGCCGATCGGCAGCTGCACACCACGAATGGTGAAAGAGGGATTGGAAATCACCGCGAAGCTGGTGAAACCGACTCCGGATATGCCTTCGCTGCTTATTGCCCGTCTCGATGAGGCTTGGGCGTCGATCAAGTCAGGTCTGGTTAAAGGCCTTTCTATCGGATTCAGGCCTATTGAATACGCCTTCATTGATGACGGCGGTATCCGTTTTCTTTCCTGGGATCTGCTGGAGGTATCAGCAGTCACCATTCCGGCAAACGCCGAATGTTCTATCCAAACCGTTAAGTCATATGACCGCCAGTTACTCGCCGCGTCCGGCAAAGATAAACCGGTGGTTAAGGCTAATGCTACCGCTGGCGCTACAGCAAAAAAATCAACTGAAATTAAAGGAAAAACTATGAATATCGCAGAGCAGATTAAAAGCTTTGAAAGTAAGCGTTCGGCGCTGGCGGCATCCTTGGAAGATATCATGTCCAAGGCTGCAGAAGAGGGCCGTACCCTGGACGTTGAAGAAGAAGAGCAGTATGACAACACGTCATCAGAGGTTAAATCTGTTGATGCCCACCTGAAGCGCCTGCGTGATATGGAAGCTTCTTATGCAGCAACGGCTAAACCGGTGAATGCAAAGGCTGCAGCCAGTGGCACCGTTAATACTGTGATCAACAATGCACCCGGTATTATCCGTGTTGAGCAGAAGCTGGAAAAAGGTATTGCGTTTGCGCGCTTCGCTAAATCTTTGGCAGCCGCCAATGGTAGTCGCTCAGAAGCGCTGGAGATTGCCCGCAAACAATACCCTGATGATGCAAAACTCCATCATGTGTTGAAAGCGGCCGTAGGGGCGGGTACTACTACCGATCCGGCATGGGCCGGCGCGTTGGTTGAGTACCAGGAATATGCGCAGGATTTTGTTGAATACCTGCGTCCGCAGACCATCATCGGCCGATTTGGCCAAGGTAATATCCCGGCGCTGCGTAATGTTCCATTTAATGTGCGCATTCCTGCGCAAACTTCGGGCGGTTCCGCAAACTGGGTTGGTCAGGGTAAGGCGAAGCCACTGACCAAGTTTGATTTTGCATCCATTACTTTCGGTTTTGCCAAAGTAGCGGCGATTGCGGTTCTGACTGATGAACTGATCCGCTTCTCCAATCCGGCAGCTGATGCGTTGGTGCGTAACGCACTGGCCGAAGCTGTTATTGCCCGTTTGGATACTGACTTCATCGATCCAAACAAAGCTGAAGTAGCCAACGTTTCTCCGTCGTCTATTACTAACGGCATCGCAGCAACACCTTCTACTGGCAATCCAGACGACGATGCCGCCGCCGCCTTCGGTCAGTTTATTACTGCAAACCTGCAGCCGACAGGTGCCGTCTGGCTAATGTCAGGCACTACCGCTTTGGCTCTTTCACAGCGTAAGAACGCGCTCGGTCAGAAAGAGTATCCAGAAATGACACTGCTGGGCGGTACTTTCCAGGGCCTGCCTGTCATTGTTTCTCAATACGTCGGTGACCTGCTGGTTCTGGTTAATGCCCCGGATGTCTATTTGGCTGACGACGGTGGTGTAGCTGTTGATATGTCGCGTGAGGCTTCTCTTGAAATGCAGAGTGAGCCAACTGGCGATAGCACTACGCCGACGCCGGTTGAACTGGTATCAATGTTCCAGACCAACAGTGTTGCGGTTCGTGCCGAACGTTGGATTAACTGGAAGCGTCGTCGCACAGCTGCAGTAGCCGTTATTACTGGTGTTAACTACAGCTCAATTCCATCCAGCTAACACGGGAGGGCGGGGGAAACCCCGCCGTTTTGCATGGCAAAAATCAGGTACCTACAGCGCACACACGATTCAATCCCTGGGGATGAAAAAAACGTGGATGATCAGTGTGCCAGAGTGCTGGTGCTGCTGGGCAAAGCTGAGTACACCGGTATGAAGCGTGCTGGTGGTCGTCCGAAGAAAAATAAGCGTGTGGGGAACGGCTGATGTGGAATCCTTTTCGTCGCAAAGAAAAATCGCTGCAGCAGCCATCCGGGCAGGGAAATTGGCAGAGAATTTTCTCGTTTATCCATGAGCCGTTTTCCGGTGCCTGGCAAAAAAACCTTGAAATAAATGACAAAACCGTCACTTCGTTCTATGCGGTCTTCTCCTGTATTTCATTGATAGCCAGTGATATTGCAAAGATGCCGGCAGGCCACCAACGCCGGGATTCTAAAGGGGTGTGGCAAGAACAACGAACAGGCCGTGTGTCAGCCCTGCTTAAAAAGCCGAATGCATTCCAGAACAGTATCCAGTTTTTCGAAAGCTGGGTGAACTCAAAACTGTGCCATGGCAATACCTACGTCATGAAGATCCGTAACTCTGCTGGCTCCATTGAAGAGCTTAGGATTTTGGATCCGCACAAGGTTACCCCGTTGGTTGCGGACGACGGTTCAGTTTTTTATCAGATCAGCCCTGAAAATATTAGTGGCCTAACCGAACAGGTCACTGTGCCGGCCCGGGAAATTATTCACGACCGCTTTAATTGCTTATTTCACCCCCTGGTTGGGCTGTCGCCGATCTATGCTGCTGGTTTGGCCGCGATGCAAGGGCACCATATCCTTGAGAATTCGACATTCTTTTTCAAAAATGGTGGTAAGCCGAGCGGTGTGATTGAGGTACCAGGCACACTGAGTGAGGAGAATGCAAAAAAAATAAAACAGGCTTGGGATAGCGGTTATACCGGTGAGAACGCCGGTAAAACGGGGATACTGAGCAATGGCGCCAAATATGTTACCACTGTTGTCTCAGCGGCTGATGCTCAGATGGTTGAGCAGTTGAAAATGGCAGCAGAAATTATCTGTTCAACGTTCCATGTCCCGGCGTACAAAGTGGGTGTAGGGGAACCCCCATCATTCAACAACATTGAGGCACTTGAGCAGCAGTATTACTCACAATGTTTGCAGATCCTCATTGAGTCCATAGAAGTTCTGCTGGATGAAGCGCTTGAGCTTGAAGGAGATGCAGAAACAGAGTTTGACGTTAACGCATTACTCCGTATGGACACTGAGCGCCGGATCAAAACATTAGGCGAGGCGGTGAAAAATACCATTATGTCGCCCAATGAAGCGCGCAAAAAAGAGAATTTACCCCCTGTTCCTGGCGGTGATTCTCTTTACTTACAGCAGCAAAACTTCAGTCTGGAAGCGCTGGCACGGCGTGATGCTTCAGAAAATCCATTTGATAGCCCCTCAAAGCAACCTAGCAGTGAGCCGCTGGCTGATGACGGTAAATCCTTGTCTCCTGCTGAGATGGTGGCGGCAAAAGCGATGATCAGGGGAATTATGAAATATGAATGAACGTGAATTATCTCTGATAAAGGCCATCAGCGAGGAGTTTGGGGCGGTAATTAAGTCTATGCGTCAGGAGTTTACGAGTGAATTATCCGCTCAACAGCTGGCGTTTGAAGAGAAAATTACCGAACTCACCCTATCTATCGCAGAACTGAAAGAGGCTCCCGATATTGAGACGCGGATCGGTGAGGTCGTTGGCCGTCTAGAAATTCCCGCGGCACCGGAGCTGTCGGACATTAAATCAATGGTTGATGAGGCTGTTACCGCGGCGATGCCTCCGCCGGCGCAGGATGGACAGAGTATCACCGTTGACGATGTACGGCCGATGCTCGAAGAGCTGGTGAACACTGCTGTTGCAGAAATTCCGGTACCGGTGGCACCGGAGGTGCCGGACATAAAGTCGATGGTTGATGAGGCTGTTACCGCGGCGATGCCTCCACCGGCGCGCGATGGTGAAGATGGTCGTGATGCCCTGCAGATTGAAATATTGCCAGACATTGACGCGGAAAAGAGCTATCCGCGCGGAACATATGCCACTCATAGCGGCGGGCTTTGGCGGTCATTTGAAAAGACCGCAGGCATGCGCGGGTGGGAATGTCTGGTGGATGGTATTACTACAGTTGATATTGAGCAGGATGATCATCGCCACTTTACTGTAACAGTTGAAAGATCCTCAGGCTCCAGTACCAGTAAGTCTTTCGATGTTCCCGTTATGATCTACCGCGGGGTGTTTAAGTCCGGTGCTGATTATCGCCCAGGAGATACGGTGACGTGGGGCGGTTCATTGTGGCATTGCGATGAAACTACATCTGATAAACCCGGTGAAACTGGCTCCAAAGGGTGGACATTATCAGTGAAGCGAGGCCGTAATGCGTCCGCTGGCGGGAGATAAGCCATGATTGAACTGGTAGCCCTTGAAGAAGCGAAAATGCATCTGCGGATTGATGAGGATTATTCCGATGCCGATCTGACGTTGAAGATTCAGTCCGGTAGTGCTGCGCTGCTCGCATATCTGAAAGACAACAGAAAATTGGTTGTTTCGGATGATGGAAAGCTGATTGATGGTGAGCCTTTGTACCGGGTTAAGACGGCGCTGTTGGTATTGCTCGGGTATCTTGACCGTAACCGTGGTGGTGAAGAAGAAGATAAGCTGAAACAGGGAGAACTGCCGTTCTCTGTTTCGATGCTTATTTACGATCTGCACTGCCCAACAATTATGTGAGGGCTTATGGCTTGTGAAGGATGTCGCCGGCGCCGTGAATGGTTAAAAAAGTGGACGAGGATTGCCTATGAACGAGCAACAGGTAAGCGAATTGATAGTAGCGCTGCGGGAACAAACGCAGGCGCAAAAGGAGCAGACCGCAGCGTTAAACCTCCTGGCTGAATCTAATAATGCACTCTGCAATCTAATTTTGCAGACGTTGATGGAGGAAGGGGAGCCGTCAGAACTTGTTAGCGATCTGCGTCCAACTTATCTCAATGGGAAACCGATAGGGTAAGAATTATGCATGCAGGAAAACTGAGGCACCGCATTATTCCTCAAAAGAGGGTTTCATCCCAGGATCCTGTTACCGGCGAAGTTGTTACGCAGTGGGTTAACCTCGTCAATTCCACTTCTGACGGCGGTATATATGGGGAGGTCGTTGCAGCATCGGCGAGAGATTTTGTTGCCGCCCAGGCATTCCAGAATGCCGTAACAACAAGGATAAAGATCCGGTTCCGTGATGATATTTTCCCGCAGTGTCGGATCCTCCATCGCGGGAAAATTTATAACGTCGAGGGCGTTCTCCCAGATCCAGATAGTGGGCTGGAATACTTAACGTTGCCGTGTTCGGATGGGGTGAATGATGGTTGACCGCATTAATTATCGCCTTACTGGTATCGACGAATTTCTTGGAAAGCTTGATTCTGTTAGCTATGACTTGAAACGAAAAGGCGGCCGGGCTGCTTTGCGCAAGGCTGCAAATGTGATCGTCAATAAGGCGAAAGATAATGCGGCGCGTGTTGATGATCCTGAAACCGGCCGGCGTATTGCTGACAACATAGCATTGCGCTGGAACGGTCGGGAATTCAAGCGAACCGGTAACTTGGCTTTTCGAATTGGTGTTCTCCACGGAGCCGTCTTGAAAAATCACCCGGACAAAGCCAGGAATGCACCGACCCCTCACTGGCGGCTCCTTGAGTTTGGTACGGAAAATATGCGGGCGCAACCTATTATGCGGCCGGCGGCCGAAGAGGGAGCCGTTCCTGCGATAAATACGTTTGCTGTCGAGTATGAGAAATCCATTGATCGAGGCATTGCTCGGGCGAAGAAGCGAGGTGTAAAACCATGATGGCACCGATCTTCGCTATATGTTCCGGTAGTGATGAAGTAAGGGCATTGCTGGGTAGTGAACCCGTCCGTTTATACCCGTTCGGGTTGCATGACGATACGGTCATCTATCCATATGCCGTGTGGCAAAACATTTCTGGTGATCCAGAAAACTATCTTAACCAGCGTCCCGACGCTGATCGCTACTCCCTGCAGGTGGATATTTACGCAGACACCGCCGCGGGGTGTGTAGCCGTTGCCCGGGCATTACGCGATGCTATTGAACCTCATGCATACATTACCCGCTGGGGTGGACAGACGCGTGATGCAACCACAAAGCGGTATCGCTATTCATTCGATGTTGATTGGATAGTCAGACGCTAATCCTCCTTATTTTCAACATGCCGGCCTTGCGCCGGTTTTTTTATGACCGGAGAAAACTTATGTCTGTTCTGACACAAGGCACGCAGTTCTACGTTCTCGCTAATGGTGTTGTCAGCGAGGTTGAATGTATTACATCTTTCACGCCGGGTGGAAACCCCGCAGATCAGATTGAAGATACCTGTTTAAGTGAGCGTAAAAGCCGAACTTACTTAAAAGGTTTGCAGACTCCTGGCCAAGCATCAGTAACGCTGAATGCTGATCCTAAAAATGCCAGCCACTTAATGTTGCATCAGTTGGCAGAGTCTGATGATGAATCCAAGTTGACCTTTGCTCTGGGATGGTCTGATGGTGAGTCTTCACCATCTATTGCCGAACCTGGCGATCCTGACGCAGTGGATGGTCTACTGCTTCCTTCTGACCGGACGTGGTTTGTTTTTCAGGGATATGTCAGCGATTTCCCGTTTGATTTTCAAGCCAACGCGGTGGTCACCACCACTGCAACTATCCAGCGTTCTGGCCCTGCTGTGTGGATCCCCAAAGCAGAGCAAACCAGTTAATCAAGCCGGGGTATTTCGCCCCGGCAATTCATATTTAATGGTGATGAAATGATACTTACGTTGGATGCTTTGAAAGAAAATGGAGCCTTTACCGGCCGACCAATCGAAAAGAAAATTTCGTGGAAACAGGGTGATAAGGAGTTTACCGCGACGGTTTATGTTCGTCCTGCTGGGTACCATTCGGCAAAATCTGACATCCTCTCCCATGGTGGTAAGAACGATGCTATCGCTGGCCGCATTGCTGCATCAATCTGTGATGAAAGCGGTAAACCAGTTTTCACCCCTGAAGATATTACCGGCGAAGCTGATCCAGAACGTGGCGCGCTTGATGGTTCACTCACTGTTGCATTGCTGGTGGCCATTCAGGAAGTTTCCGAAATGGGAAAGACAGCGAGCTCACCGGAGAAGAAGAAATCTGGTGCGAATTAGTGCTTAACGGGATCGGGGGGAGAACTATCGCGGAAGCCCAGGAGAGGATGAGTATTAACGAGTTCTGGCTATGGGGGAAATATCGCGATAAGTATGGCGGTCTGAACCCGATCATGCGTACTGAGTGGGCTGCTGCACTGGTTTCAAGCACGATTGCAAATGTGAACAAGGGCAAGGACACACCGGCGTTCAAAGTCACTGACTTTGCTCCTCACATTAATGAGAAGCCAGTAACGCTTGATGATGCCATGGAAGAGTGGAGGTAATTTACTCATATTTAATATGGGGATAACCTAATTTGAACATTTCCACGCAAGGCGTTAGGATGTTTCCGATTGCAATCAAAGGAAACTTTAAAATGAAAAAGGTGTTGGCGTTAGCCTTGGGGGCTCTTCTACTTTCTGGGTGTACTGTGCGTGTTGCTGATATGACGGTAGCAAGTACGAAAAACTACAACCTTAATGGTGGGAAATTTGTTACTGGCAAAAGGGTTACTGCCGAAGACAGTTATCCCGTGGTGATCTTCCCTCTGGGGATCCCTAACGTAAAAACAGCGGCAGACCGAGCCATTGAGAAAGACAAGTGTGCCGTTGGGTTGACTGATGTAGTGGTTACTCAGCTCAATCATGCTTTCCTGTTTGGTAAGATTGGCCTCCGTGTCGAGGGCAACTTGATCATTGATAGAAGTCAGCCTGGTTGCGAAAGCGCAAGCTGATTTATCACCTTTGTGACGAACCCCGCCCCGGCGGGGTTTTTTATTGTCGGAGTCGGTATGGCCAGCAAATCTCTTGGTACTTTGACTATTGATCTTGTCGCCAAGGTCGGTGGGTTTGTTTCTGGCATGGATAAGGCTGAAAGAGCGTCAGATAAGTGGCGCAAGCAAGTACAAAAAAACGTCGAGGGAGCGAGCAAAGCATTAGCTGGGATGGCTGCTGCTGCCGCCGCTGCTGGTACCGCCGTTGGTATCGCTGGGTATCAGTTGTTGAAGTCTACATCTAACCAGATGGCTGAAGCTGATCGCTGGGCAAAATCATTGAATATGTCAACTCAGGAACTGCTTGCATGGCAATTTGCAGCTGAGAAGGCTGGTTTATCTGCCGATAACATGGCGGATATATTTAAAGATTTAGGCGATAAAATTGGTGATGCAGTATTAAATAAATCAGGGGAAGCTGTAGATGCATTGAATGCATTAGGACTATCTGCTGATAAATTGTCTAAGGTATCACCAGATAAGCAGCTGTTGGCAATAGGTGAAGCATTAGGGAAGATAAATACCAACGCAGAGAAAACAACCATACTTGAAAGTATGGGTAACGATCTTTCAAAGATGTTGCCGCTGTTTGATAATAATAACGAGAAATTAAAGCAATTTATCCAGTTATCGAAAGATTATGGTGTTGCCCCTGACCCTGATTCAATCGATGATTTGGTGAAAGTAAATACCCTTTTTGAGAATATGGAGTCTCAAGTTAAAGGGTTAAAAATAGAGATTGCTTCAGGTCTGGCTAAAGTCGATTTATCCCCATTGCAGGGCTCTCTTGATAAACTTCAAGATGTTTTGACTGACCCTCAGGTTTTGCAGGGCATTGTTAATCTCGTCAGTGAAGTTGCGGAGCTTGCCGGGTGGTTAGTGAAAGCTGCTGCATCTGCTGGTGATTTGGCTGTTAAAGTGTCGGCAAGGCATCAGGGCGTCTTTGGAACATTTTCGGATAATAATGTCCCTGCGATGCAAGAACGTATAAAATTTTTGCAGATGCAGGCTGATAACGCTAAACCCGGCGGGACATGGCTTGGTAATATCCTTGGTAATGATGATAGCTTGGAGCATTATCAGACGGAGATAGCAAAGTTACAGGGACAAATCGAAAAGGTAAACAATAGCGCCAGAGGTGCAATGAAATTGCCTCTTGGGCAGGCTACCATTGGTAATGGAGAGTATTCTCTAGGAAGTGGAGAATCGAATGGTAAACCAAGTGCACCTAAAATACCCAAATCATCTGGTTCGTCTAAGGCTATCGAGAGCGCATTCAAATCTACTGAGCAAAGCTATATTAGGCAAATTGCATTAACTGACCAATTAAATGGAAAAACCAAAGAAGCGACAGAACTTGAAAAATTACGGTTGGATATTTCATCTGGTAAGCTTGTTGGTATTAATAAGCAGCAGCAGGCCAGGCTAGAAGGTCTTGCCGCTGAAATTGATAGATTTAAGCTTCTGGAAAAATACCAGGGTCTTCAGGAAGAGCTATTAACCCCGGAAGAGAAACTTCTCGAGTCAACGCGTGAGAGGGTAAAGCTTCTCAAGGATGCCAAAGATGCTGGACTGACGAATGATGATGACTATGCCAAGGCTTCGAAAGCCATTGCCAATAACGCTTTTGAAAAGGCGCCGGAGTTTGGCGGCATTGATCCGATGTTCGGTGGCCAGCTCGGTGAGCTGAGAAAGGTCGATAAAGCTCAGGGAGAACTTGAGGAGTGGTACTCAACGCAACTCAATATGCTCGATGAGTATCGCCAGTCACAGTCTGAACTCAATGAACAGTGGGACGCAAAAGAACTCGAACTGCGTAAGCAGCATGCAGATAGCCTACAATCTCTCAATGACCAGCGTAACCAGCTGATGCTAAGTAGCGTCAGTGATGGGCTTGGCTCAGTAGTCGATGTCACTAAATCTGCTTTTGGTGAACAGTCGGCTATCTATAAGGCGGCATTTGTCGCCCAAAAGGCTGCGGCTATCGCTCAATCGGCTATTGCTATTCAACAAGGTATTGCAATGGCTGCTGCTAACCCATTCCCTCTTAACCTGGCTGCTATGGCCTCTGTTGCTGCGGCAACGGCAGGTATAGTTTCAAACATATCTGCGATTGGCATGGCTCACGATGGATTGGATAGTGTTCCAGAGACAGGTACCTGGCTGTTGCAAAAAGGTGAGCGTGTTACCACAGCCAAGACCAGCGCAAAGCTGGATGCCACGCTTGATCGAGTCGGCAAACAATCCGTATCTGGTGTAATGCCCGTTAATAATATCGTAGTGAATGGTGATCCTGATAAAAGCACTATTCGCGCGATAGAAGAAGCTGTTGCCCGGGGAGAAAAACGGGTTTATGGCCGGGTTACCGGGGATGTAGCAACAGGGCGAGGTGATATGTCAAAAGCTCTTATGGCGGGATGGAACACCAAACGGAGGGCCAGCTGATGGCGTTAACATCCAATATCAATTACCCGCATGACTATTTACCCATGGCTTTACAGGAAGGGTATGCGTTAAAGCCAATCAGTCCGTTGCTCCGTACAGATATGGTAACCGGACGCGCGCGACAGCGCCGGCGATATACATCAACGCCGACACAAACGACGGTTTCCTGGTTGATGAATGACGTACAGGGAATGACGTTTGAAGCATGGTTTAGAGATGCATTATCGGATGGTTCTGCATGGTTCAATATGGTGCTCCGTACCCCGATCGGGGTTAAACCGTATCTGTGCCGGTTCACCGATATTTATGATGGCCCGGTATTGACCGGCGGTAAATACTGGCAGTACAGCGCCACGCTTGAACTCTGGGAGCGGCCTATTCCTGATGCGGGATGGGGCAACTTCCCTGAATTTTTAGCGGGGCAAAGTATCATCGACATGGCATTGAATCGGGAGTGGCCAAAAGCATGACGATATTAAATCGGTTCTATGCGTCGTCTGGTTCTGAGGTGCTGATAAAGACACTGGAGGTTAAGGTAGGGGATTCCACGTACTGGTTAACCAACGGCTGGGATGATATTACGGCAACATTAGAAAATGGTGTGCAGGTTACGTTCGAGGCGTGTGGCATTGAGTTATCGCTTCCGGCAAGAAATGCGGATGGAACCCAGGATCTAAAGTTTGCCATCTGTAACATCGACGGGAAGGTTTCAAACACGATCCGGGCTGCTCTTGATGGTCAGGAGATTGGAACGCTCACATATCGGCATTATCTTTCGACCGATTTGTCGGCCCCTGAGTCACCCCCTTTTACCCTAACGATAAAATCAGGCTACTGGACGCCGATAGTTGTTCAGATCACCGCAGGTTATATGAACGTGCTTGATTCTGCGTGGCCGCGGAACCGCTATACGCTCCCTGACTATCCGGGACTTCGGTACATTTCGTAAGGACTACCCTATGTTTGATCCTGATAAATACCTTTCAGTTACCTGGCTGAAGGGCGGTCGTACTTTTCCTAATCTCGACTGCTTTGGCATCGTTAATGAAATCAGGCGTGACCTGGGGCTCACTGTTTGGCCTGATTTTGCCGGTATCACTAAGGATGGTAATGGCCTCGACCGAGCCGCGCGATCTTTTATGGGTGATCTTAATAGATGTGAACCTTGCGAGGGAGCCGGCATCGCCTGTTACTCAGGGAGTGTGGTAACGCATGTGGCGATCGTCGTCAATATCGATGGTGTGTTGCATGCTGCGGAATGTAATCCGAACTCAAACGTAACGTTTTTGCCGTTAACACGTTTCATGCGCCGTTTTGTAAAAGTGGAGTATTACCAGTGACGATACGCGTTTACCCTTCCAGACTTCCTGGTGATCCGCTAGAGACTCATGAGCATAAGGCCATGACGTTGCACCAATGGCTGGTGGGCAACGTGTCGGGGTATGAGGCGGATATGCGTCATCCGATCGTTGTTGAAGTGAATCATAAAGCCATCCCTGCAGCAGAATGGCCGCTTTGCTACGTTAAGCCAGACGACGATGTCCGTATCTATCCAGTTCCGTATGGTACTGGATTGGAAATCGCTGTGTGGGCAGCTGTAGCAGTCGCTGTGGCATCGGCAGCTTATTCATTGATCATGATGTCGCAGTTAAGTAAAGACGGCATGTCTTCGACGGCAAACGGGGATTCACTTGATCTGACGCCGGCAAAGGCGAACTCGGCAAAGTTGGGGGATCCGATACGAGAAGTGTTAGGGCGGACTCGAGTCTTTCCTGATTACCTTGTGCAGCCAGTCAGCCGTTTTGACAAGGAAAACCCGCAGATCTACAGGACAGAAATGTTCCTGTGTATTGGCGTCGGCAATTTCGTTATCAACCAGTCATCGATAAAAATCGGCAATACCCCGGTAGGAAGCTTTGGCGATGACGTCAGTTTTACGATATACCCGCCGGGAGCGGATGTTAGCGCTGATCGTCGTACTGAAAATTGGTATTCATCAACAGAAGTTGGCGGAACAACGTCAGGAACTGCCGGCCTTGATCTGGCATCAACCGGGCCTGATTCGGTAAGCATCACCGCCGACGCTATCAGCGTATCCGGCAACAGCCTGACAGTAGTCGGCGGAACGACTGATGATAATGGCGATGCGGTGATCCCCGACTCCTGGGTTGTTGGTACTGATCTTACTATTCAGGTTCCAGATACCTATACCGTGGCAATAGAGGGCGGCAGCAACGTTATTTATGGTGATTTTGCGGAGCTAAAACCTTCTGTTGGCCAGTCCGTCTCTGTTACGTGGAATGCCACCAGGCTGGATTTGTTCATTTCTGCCCATGAGCCTGGCAAGCCTGCAATACCGGGTGAAGGGGGGAATGCCGCCAGTATTACCGCATCTGCGGCGCCAACGACTTATGACTTCAGCACTACGCCATTGTCCTTTACGTTGACTTGGGGAGGGGCGAGTTACGTAATTTCGTTGTCGGCAAACTATGTGACCATGTCAGGCTTGACTGATGAAATTGCAGATCAGCTTTCTGGTTCTGGTCTAGACGTCGTTGCCGTAGATACCAAGATTGTTATCAGAGAGAAAGAAAGCCCATTCAGCGGTAACAGCATTGGATATACCGTTTTGCCGGAGGTGCTCTTCGGCAGTGATCCAGCAGTTGTTGCCGGCACCGCATCAACGGGAGGAACGCCGGCAGTCAGCGAGCATATCGCGCTAGCATGGGGAAGTACCGGTGGCGATCCATTTGTTGGTATCCCTACGGGGCTACAGCGGATTGCCATTGGTTTAAAAGGGTACCATTTCCGTATTACGGAGATTGATGGTCTGACGCTAAGCGTTGAACGTCTGATAGAAAATTCAGATGGTTCGAAAACCGTTGATAGTGGATGGCCAGGATTTACCAGCCGAACGTTACTCGATTCCACGGTTACCGGCCTTAATGATAAGTATGACTGGATGGGGCCTTTCTTATGCTGCCCTGACAGCGAGAAAACCAGTGAAATTGAACTGAACTTCGTCTACCCGCAGGGACTTTGTGACGTAGGAAGTAAGGACGGCGCTATCCACTGGCATGACATTGAAATGACGGTTCAGTACCGATTATCCAGCTCTGAGGAATGGACAAGCGTCAAGATAAAGCACGGCAACAATACTGTTAATGAAGTCGGTTATACCGAAACAATCACGTTCCCGACCGCCGGTAATTATGAAGTGCGCATGAAACGTGATACGCCAGTCTGGGGAGGGACGACCCGAGAGTCTGTGCAATGGCAGTCGATGAGAGCGAAGTTATCGGAACGCCCAACAAGCTACCGAGATGTTACTACTATCGCGTTAACGATCCGCACCGGTAACCGACTGGCTTCCCAATCTGATCGGCGAGTGAATATGGTGGCTACTCGCCTCTATGATGGCCATACATCGAGGAGTATCAGCGGCGCCATATTCCACGTATTGAAAAGTTTGGGATATACCGATGACCAGATCGATTACCAGACAATCAATACGCTGGAAAGCACATACTGGACACCCCGTGGAGAAACGTTTGACTGGGCGGCCGGCGCTGACTCAACCAGCGCTCTGGAGGTTTTGCAGAAGATAGCAACTGCAGGGATGGGCTATTTTCTTCTCAGTGATGGTTTGGCATCCGTGGGTCGTGAAGGTGTAAAAAACTGGTCAGGGGTAATTAGCCCACAGGAACAAACAGAGGAGCTGCAGACCAGTTTTAAAGCACTTTCCCAAGATGATTTCGACGGGGTTGATGTCACTTACGTTAATGGGACGACCTGGGCGGAAGAAACTATCCAATGCCGGTTTGCAGATAACCCTACAGCGTTAAAAGTAGAGAGCTATAAGCTGGATGGCGTCAGTGATCCTGACAACGCATACCGCATCGGCATGCGTCGCTTAATGAAATACCGGTACCAGCGACTTAACCATTCGACGAGCACGGAAATGGATGCATTGTGCTACAACTATGGCGATCGGATTGTGCTGACTGATGACATTCCCGGAAGCCAGACAATCAGCTGTCTGATCGTCGAAGAGCAGCATGACGAAAATACGGTGCATATTCACGTTAGTGAGAAGCTTGATTGGGCGTTTAATAACCCCCGTTGCATCATACGTTTCCAGGATGGCTCTGCCTCATCGCTGCTGGTGGCATCACGCGTTGATGATTATACGCTGGCCGTGGATAACACGGATGATGTACGCCTTGATGAGTGGATTATGGATGATCCAGCGATAGAGCCTCCGCGGCTTATCTTCTGCTCATCAAGTCGCGTCGGCTACGACGGTATTTTCGACTCAATAGAGCCAGGATCAGACGGAACCACTCAGATCAAAGCCCTGCAATACACCCCCCTGATTTATCAATATGACGACGCCACTTATCCGGGCAACGTCCAGTAACTGACTTCCGCATTAACTAACCCGCTTCCGGCGGGTTTTTCTTTATCTGGAGTAGCAGATGACAACTTACAAAACCGGTAACCCGGTAGGTTCTGCGGATCCTCGTGACCTTTATGACAACGCAGAAAATTTTGATGTAGCGATGCTCGCTCCGGGCGCGGTGTGGGTAGACCGCCTGGGTAATGACCGAGTCTCCTGGGAAGGATTTAGAAGTCTTGTAGCTCCATTAGGCAAGGCAATGACTATGGAACAAGCTGTCGAAGCTGTCAGTTCGGGTGAAATACAAGAGGGTGGCTATGTTTTCGTTTATGCCGAATATCCGAAGATAGCGGAACAGTACAAGAATGTTGGCGGGAAACTGGTGAAGCAAGGGCCATTCATTGCCGACGGAAATTATATCAGGGAGATCAGCAACCGGACAGGCGGTATCTATACCGTCAACGCGGAAGATGGTCGCCATATTTTTGCGGATCCAAAAGGGCGTATGGCCTTGGAGATCCAGGCCGATGGGGCAAAAAATCTCTACGGCAATTCACTGGCGTACACGATGGCAATTGCGGAGAAAATGACGATGGGCAGCGTAGATCAGATACCGGCTGACGACTCTGATTATGTGTGGGGTATTGCGGGGAAAAATCAGCACACGGCTGTAGGGTTTCGCCGCTCAAAAAAAACGTTTGAGCTTTATGGTGTACCCATCACGACCCAGCGCGGGCTGATGCCAAATGATGTATTCAGTATTGGCGACTCGATTACCGCGTTCGGACAGGCGTCATCCGGCAGCAACGCAACCGGAACCATTTATCGACCGTTGATAAATGCCCAATGTTGGGCCGGCTGGGCAATGTTAATGACTGGCGGTCGTTATCGATTCGTGGGAATGTCTGCGACCGGTGGTTACACTGCGTCACAGATCCTGGCAACGCATGTGCCGAAAGCCATTGCTGCGAAGCCAACATTTTGCATCGTCCTTGCCGGACGAAACGATGTCGTGAAGCATATCGATATCGAGAATGTGACAATCCCCGCGATGACCCAAATTTATCAGCAGCTGCGATACGCCGGGATCATCCCAATTGTCTGCACAATGTCTGCTCAGTCCGGGAATACGGATGAAATGAATATTGCGCGCTACAAAATTAACGCGTTTTGCCGGGCTTATGCAGCTAAATATGGGTTGCCTCTAGTCGATTTGCACACAGCAACAACTGACCCGTTAACTGGTGAGTGGAAAAGCGGATACAACCAGGTGCGTTCTGACGGAAGCTTAGACCCATCGCACCCAACCCCTCTGGGCGCCCAGGCAATGGGTAAAGCAGTTGCAGATGCAATGGTCGAGTGGCAGGCACCTAATACCCCGCGTAAGGCGGTATCGGTGACAACGCCAGATAACAGCGACAACATTCTCCCAAACCCGTTGTTCATTGAGCATACGAATGGGGTTCCTGCTGGTTGGGAGGTTGATGAGTCAGGAACGTATAGCGTTGTTGATGATCCGGACATCCTGGGGAACGCATTTGTCATGACCGGTAGTGGTTCTTCAATTGCCGCAGGCCGCCGGACATTGCCGGTCATTGAGGGGCAAAAATACGGGTTTGGGGTAGAAGTCAAAATGGCGGCTAACTCTTCGAGCTGGGTGTCTTGCTATGTTGTTGCCGGCGCCTCCGCTGAGGATACTGCAGATACTGTCTACCTTGCCGGCATCCGGAACTGGAAATTATCAACCGATGGGTATGGATATTTTTACTTTGATTTCACGGCACCCAGCGGGTTTGACGAAATCACCATCGTAACTAAAGCACAAGACGGCACTCTGCAGATCGCGCAGGGTGGACTGTTCACCATTGCAGATACAACCGAGGTTTAAAAAATGCCGCTCTATATTGACCAAAGTGCAGACTATGACGTGAAGTACCCGCCGGCGTTTCCTGTTATGTCGATGAATGACCCCGCCAGCTTCGGTACCTACTCCATGGCATCGCGGCGTGACTTCAGCGGCCGCGGTAATGATCTGATCACTGCCGCTTCGTTTAATACCCAAGGCATGGTGGGAACGAAGGTTGGCTCCGCTGCTGAGATCCCCGTTGTTGAACCGGACGCACTCACCGTCGTTATGGCAATTAACCTACCTGCCAATCCGGCAGAGGCCCGGAACATTATTTCCACGTTATCACCGGCCGTCGCGCCGTGGGTAGGTTTCCGATTAACTCAGGGAACCAATGGCGTGGGAACCATCCGTGTTGCTACCGGTGTGACCGATCCGGCTTCTACGACCGGGCTGGATATTGGTGGGATTACTGGTGGATGGACGGCGTTTGCCTTCACCATCTCTGATTCGAAAATTGCATTTCTACGTGGTTCCGGCGCCAATGGAACGGCAGACATTACAGCCGGCCGGGCAAAAAGCGGTAACACTATCTTTCTGAATGGTGCACCGGCTGGCAGTCAGATCACCGACGGCGCTGATGGAACGTATGGCGGCGTGGCGGTTTATGAAAGGGAAATGACGCTGCAGGAAATGGCCGCGCAGATTAACAATATGCGCGTGTTCATGGCCACAAAGGGCGTGGTGGTGCCATAAGAAAGCCGGGCGATATGCCCGGCTATTTTTTTTGCTTATGTGTGTGGTAATCCCATTCGGCGTGCGCCCATATAAGGATCATGGCACAGCTGGAAATGAACATGACATCGGGCCAGTGGGGGAGTCCCGAGATAAGGGAAAGCGCAGACACAGCGGCGCCGAGTCGAACGAATGCTTTAATGAAGTTATTCATGCTGTTCCTGCAGTAAATAAAAAGCCCATGGGGTGTTGCCATGGGCATAGTGGGGGATAGATTCCCTGGTGCTGTTGTAGTTGGTCTGTGCTCAATTGTTACACGATTGGTAAGTTAATTAACAATTGGTTGTATAGATCGGTTTTATCGCATCGATCGGTGAAAACGATCAAGTTGTATAGACCGCTTCACTTATAGAGGGACAAGTTGACCCTTATGCTCTTGGATTGGCATCGGGAATAAAATGTTGTGAGCTTGGGGTCTATACTGATGGTCTTATTGGTTTCTAGATGATCCGGGAGAAAACATGACGGAAGAGCGCGCAAAGCAGATCGTTAATCTCATTGGCCAGATAGTGTTGGGGTTGGTCAAAGAGGGAAGGGATATTACCAAGGACAATATCCTGATGCAGCTTGAGTGGCGCCGCGGTGTGTTTGATGATTCGATATACCGAGAAATTTACACGCAAGCTATCCAGGCTATCAACGCTGATGTGTTGATACAGACGTATCCTGACCTCTATTGCCTGACAAAGCATTAACGTGGATAAAAAAGGCCCGGTACGGCACCGGGCTATCAGGTAGGCATATGTCGAGGCTATAACTGCCCTTAACGAAGAGTATAGATGGGGATAAGAAACCGTCAATTCAGCTGTCTACTGACCACTTCGAGGTCTTGAAAATTTAAACGCTGACCCTATCTAAAATTTGCTGCCCCGTCGCCGGCCTCGTAGTGTTCACATGGGTTGAACATCGGCAGGGGCAGCGTCTTTAGGTGGTGACCACATGGACAAAAATCCATGCATAATGTCGGATATTTCTAAGACTTTCAAATTGTTACCCTTGCCGCGAGGTGGTGACCACACCAATCTATTACCAAGATTTAATCCACTAGGTGCACAGCGTTGTTTTCTATGCCAGCCTCGATGTAATCGACGCGTTTCTGCAGTTCGTGGATCAACTCTTTAGCGACCTCCAGACGTATCATTATTTCTTGGTCTGGGTAGTCATTTTCTTTATCTGGGCATACATAGGACATCGTATCTACGAAGGATGACTGCAGTAACACAAATCTGCCGTAGGCACTGTGGTCTGTCTGGAAACCAGTTAAAAGCCGCATACCAATGATATCGTCTTTATGTGACATTTTCTTCCCTATGGATATATGCTGTTTGTATATACAGTATCCTGCTGTGATGGGGCGTCAATTTGTTCATAACTTTCGGATGTTCTATCTTATATGTTGTTGAAAGTAATAGAAAATTAATAACGAGTTAGTTATGAAGATTACATCTATCATATTGATTACAAACAAATACAACCACGATTTAAAATCCCTCGGCTTATGGCTGTGCGGGTTCAAGTCCCGCCCCGGGTACCATGGGAAACATCAGAATAATCAAAGCAATAAGCAGTGTCGTAAGCCGCCGAAAGGCGGTTTTTTTGTGCCCTTAAAACATCATTCAGAAAATGCTGTCAGTATCCCGGATGATCGTGCCGTTTGCCTTAAGCTCGCTTCCACATCATAGGAACAGGATGTTAAAAAGCGCATGGAACTACGGCTGCGTGTTTACAACGCCGGGAGCGCGGTTATCTGTTTTTCTTTCTTACCATCGTCGAGAGGCATTTTGCTATCAGGCCTACGGCAAAGCCGATAATGCCGATAAATGCGATATCCAGGCCGGCACCAAAAGCTAATGGCATCTCGCCACTATCGGTGCTGCCGGGGAACTCTACGCTGAGAATAGACATGGCGATGCCGATGATAAAAACGATGCCGCACAGGGAGTAGTAAAGCTTGACCATATAGTCCTCAGGTTAGCGCTCCCTACACGGGGAGCGATAAGCGTGATGTTGTTCAATCTGCTACGTTTGATCTGGTTGCCAGCTCACTTGGCTGTAATCAGTTTTCATATCGATAGGCTTCGGTGCAAAACAGCACGACGTCAGGAAGACGCCGTTGGATAGCGTCTTTGACCGCCACGCATTCCGAGCGGGTCGGGTAAACCGTTTCAGTAGCCAATAGTGCGTCGCACGCATCATAACCACAAGGGCTGACCAGCAGAACAAACCCGAGCAGGCTTCCAATCATTGCTGATACTCCAGGTTGGGTGATGGAGATTCTGAGCGATTGGTATGGTGGTAACATAATCAACCATGCCGGAGGTTTCAATGGTTGGTTATTGTACGAGGGGCTGTCGGGTTATCAAAGGTGGCTTATAACAATGTTATTTCAATAGGTTACTTATCGCCTGTGTAGTTATTAAGTCTATAGGCCGTGAGTTTAAAATTTCTTGATTGATGGTGGCCGCAGGGGGATCCGCGGCGTCAACACCGAGTCTTTTTACTCGCCGTTCCCAGTGTGGATTATATCAAGCGGAGATACCGATAAACCTCGGTGTCTTTGCCTGCTGGGTCAACATTCAGAATGATATTCCTGGGCCGCTGAGAGTGATGTTATCCGAACCAAAGTTAGGGTTTTCGCCCCTACGTGCTCGGATTTTTTCATCCTTGGTCGGCTTATGCGTTGCCGCCTGGTCTGGTTGTTCACCCGGCTTTTTCTCGCATCCAAAACCTTGGCAAACCGAGGGCGATGATAGTGATATTCCATCACTGGAACAGGCATTGAGTAATGCAGTCATCAGCAATATAACTATAATCCTAAAGTTCATTTGTCATCCATTAACATTGATTGAATAAATAAAAAATATATCACCCTTATGCTTTACTGGCTATCCTATTACGACGTGTTTTTATCTCGGATTGCCTATGTGGTCAGCCTTTGAATCCATAGCGATAATAATTATTTGTGAATGTGATAACGTGGCTTAACTGTTTATAAAGGGTAACGGCATCGCAGGCCAACCAGTAACATGGGTAATAATGCGTTAGAGATGGTGCCATGAGGCGTTTTTTATTGTCTGTGGAACGTCTGAGGCAAAAAAATCCCCTCGCAAGGAGGGGAAAGGCATCAACACCAGGGAAAATCTTTCACTGACGATGATACGGGAGTCTATATTTTCGAATTTGATTTATGTCAATGAATCTGTTGCAAAAATGCATCGGCAGTATGAGGTTTTATGCCGTATTGTATGTTGAATAAAGGTCGTTCCTGGTCTATGGCATGTTAGTGATAACGCGGAAGCTTGATGGCATGTGTCGTAAAGGTGTCTATGTCTTTGCAGACCACGGGGTTAGTGCTGCCGGCATAAAAAAAGACATGCAGATGCTTCTCGGGGAAGTACACAAGGTCATCGCCATTGCGAAAGCTGATTACCCGAAAAGGCGAGCCTTCCGCCGTTTTATTGCGTTTTACACCCGCCGCAACCTGAAAGTGGCGTTCAGCCCATTCCAACGTGGTCAGGCCATAGTTAAAGCGCGTGACCGTCATCAAGGCCCGTTCTGGGCAATCTAG